CTCCTGTCATCTCCCAGGGTGTCACCACCCTGGTAGGCGCATATCTTACGCCGAATATGCGCCGAAACGGCAGGCGGGAAGTAGGTTCCGAGCTCTCCACGAGCTCTCCTGTCCCACTCGAGAATTTGGTTAATTCTCGTTTGAGTGGACAAGACCCCCCCGCGACATCCGTCGCGAGGCTTGGGCAACCTCTGCTTCCCTACAATCTTCTCGTGTGGTCGCACCTTCCTAAACCTCCCACCAGTAGCAAGATAAGCGTAGTTGGTAAGAACACTTTTATACGTGTCCAACTGCCTATTGGTGAGGAACCCGTCGCCAGGTTGATAGTCAATGACCTTCTTGTTCTCAACGAAGGCATCAATCTGGCTCCTGCGGGTTCGCAAATCCCGTCTCGACAAGGGAATTGCAGGTGTTTGGAGGGGGCGAATGTACTCTCCAGGGTTATGAGGACCGGAATGCTCTACACTCTCGCAAAGGTAAAGTTCCTTAAGAGACTCCCTGCAAGATCGAGGGACGCGCAAGCGCCCCTTACAGGGATGCCCAAGGCCACCAAGGATGGCCGGGAGCTCAGGATACCTTTGCTTCTTCGTCGCCAACTTCCGTTGTTTGGCATAAATTGTCCGAGCGCAGCGCGCAAGGCGGTTGAACGAAGAAGGGTCCACAGAGTGTTGACTCATAACCCCATTACCCTCCCTGACAAACTCCTTGAGACTGGGCGGTCTGAAAGAGACCACCCCGGTGCCCTCTTTGGACAAGAGAGCATAGGCTTCGCAGAACACGAAACCTATCTTAGACCGGAAAGACTTAGTCTCATGGAGTTTGCTTCCTACTGCAGAAGCTCTCTGCGCATAGGAAGAGACATTGTCTGGATGAGTGTTCGCGGCAAGATCATCACCGCAGATGATCCTACGCGGTCCAAGTCGTTCACTCATCCAGTGATTGAGAAGAGAGAGGATGGTAAACGAGCAAGGAGTTCCCATCAAGGAACCCCGCTGCTTCGGAACCTCTACAGCTCCATCAATCACAGGCAATGTCTTCAAAGCCCAAGCACGTGTAGCGCCACTCAAGTCCGACAAACGGTAGCGAACATAATGCGGTTGGTCACCAACTCCGAGGGACTCGCGGAGTTCCGAAACCAGATAAGCCGGCAGGCCGGCCGATCTGAGTCCGTCAATGACTGCACCAATCGCATCATGTCCGAACCCGTCTGTGGCACAAGTGAGGTCTGCCGAAAGCCAGACCTTACTATCGTGAGCAGCGGCCGAAAGCCTCCTGAGTATCCCCTCTTCCGTATGCGGTGCATAAGGAAGGATCTGTGGGATACGCGCCAGGAGCGCCGGCCAGACAATCTGTCTTACGAGATCGCCACGAGCAAACACGTGCGCGGGTGGGAGGGTAATGATCCTAGCCTTCATCCCCAGTTCAGCAATTACCGAGGCTTTATGTATCACCCGTTTCCCTACGGAGTCACGCAACAACTTGCTTGTCGCATACAAGCAGTTGCGCTCCGCACTTACCACAGTGGGATACGAATGATACTTATCGCCAGACAATTGCTTACTGAGTCTACGCTCCAGGGCAGCTGCGAGCGGGGATGGTTCCAACATCTTGCCACCGCCACGTGGTCCTCCACCACGCGCGCGGCCACTGACAACCTCGGCCCATGCGGGCCTGGCAAGATCAGCGACGACACTGTTGTAACCACCCTCACTCCTGCCCTTCTCAACCGTAGCGGCAGACGAAGAAGGCAAGGATCGAGGTACATTTTCTCGGAACGCACCGCGCAGCAGTGTGGAGATGTGATGCTTGATATCCTGGAGCAAGAACCCAGGTGTCACATGTCTACTACGCAGCGTGTCTACGTGCTGGTTCATCGCTTCTCTCATGACCGACTCTGGTGCGCATGGAAGTGCGCGCGAAAGCCTGCTGAAGGCAAGCTTTCCCTTTACAGAGAGTCGGCTATCAAGCCATTTGAGAAGCGACCTAGGGAAATGATGGCAAGATGCCAAGCGAGGCTTGCGCTGCTCGAGTGCAGCAGCACGAAGCTCACCACAAAGATCCTTCAGATCTCTGGCAGTCTCAAGCCATCCATGTCGTTCACACGACTTGGACAGCCACTTCCTCATTTCCCAGGAACCTGCACGCGTTCCAATTCCACACGAGATGATTGCACACCAAACAGCTTTCCACAGCTGATTGATGTGCCTGTCACCGATTCGACGACTAGGGACCCCCTTGCGAGATCTCCGCGAGCCAGCTACCACCTTTACAGGTGCAGCCTTCTGCTTCGAGCTTTCAAGGGCACGACCCTTAACCGTCACATACGGGTAAGACGCTAGTCTAACTCGCATGATCTTGTCAAAG